ATCTGAATTTCTTGTATAGGTATTTTATGAGGTGCAGGATGATAGCAACTGTGCGTTTCTCCTGTTTGTAGATAGATCGTGGTATGATGCCATTTAGCCATACAGAATGTAGGACTAATTTCATTCATTATAGGTATAAATGTTTTAATCTTTTCTACATCGTTCATTGAACTGTTCCTCTAGCCAAGTAAAGTCATTTATCATTTTCAGTGCTTCTAAATTATTTTTATTTTCTGATCCGTAGTCTCTTCCGGCTCTAGCACCGTCTAAGGCATATTCATCTGTAGATTCATTACACCACACATCTAATCTATATTGTGTTTCCTCATCCTGCTGACGATCTATGATTCTACTGGCTAATTTACAACATTCTCGAAATGCAGATTTCCAGCTATTAAAAGGATCAGTGTTAAACTTGTTTATATTAGATACAATAGGAATTGATTTAAATTTTCCACTAATACTTGTAGTCATATCTGGTTTATCAGTACGCATATCTAAAGTTAATTTTGTCGGTAGTAACTTGACTCCGCCATTACCATATTCTAAACCGTTAACGGGATTTTGACTTTTCCAAACATGTACAGTGTCTTGATCATACTTCTTAACAGGAAAATTAAATTTAAAGTCTTCAAGTAATTCTGCATCTGCATCAACTACCCAAAACATTTTTGTATTAACTAAACTTGCTGCCTGTTTGTGTGCATTATGTATTCCGTCGACATCTTTTATTCTAAAAATTTTGTTGCCAAGATTCTTATCTAATAATTTTTTAAAATTATTTTCAGCAAATGGTTCATAATACGAAATGAATACAATATCAAATAATTTTTGAGTACTTGCCTGAATAGGTATTTCTTTCTTGATATTAAAAAATCTATAATCAAATTCTCGTTGACTCACTATATTTTTTTTAGAAAATAAACAAACACCATCGAAGTTTTCACCATTTTGAAAAACATGAGTAATAGATTGATTAAACCACGGAACTTGATAATTAAATTTAAAATTTTCAACAATGTTAATATCTTCAAATACTGCCCAAAACATTGATGAGTTGACCTGCTCAGCAGCTAGTTTATAATCTTCAAACGAACTAATATTAAAAATTTCATAAGGCGCAGGATCACTAGCAACAATTTCAATGTCTTTTTTATTAGAGAAAAATCTATTATCGAATTCTCTTTTTGATATTTTTATCTTTTTATTAAACAGACAAACACCGTCATTATACTCACCGTTTTTAAAAACATGAGTATATTGGTCATCCCAAGTCGACGCGATATATGAATTTAAATTAAAATCATTTAAAATTAAATCGTCATAAACGATCCAAAACATTGTGGTAAAAGATTTTTGCTGAATTTGATCAATGGTTAAATTTTTTTCTAAACGTTGGGCATTAGGATACCGTGTCTTAACCGTGTCCCACTGTTTGCCCTCGTTTCCGAGAAAAAATATATCATACATTTTTAGTCTGCTGATAATATGTTAAACTTAAATTGATAGTTTCGTTGTATAAATCTAAGGTGTATCTGCTGCGTTGTGCATCTAGCCAAGGCCATTCTAATCCCAACTGGTGTTTAATTTTAGTGCCGAGATCTTGTGCATCTTCTTCTACAAATGTATGATTAATATTTTTTTCGTAGATATTTCTGAGGATTTCAAAATCACGGACATCAACATAATTCCAATCTGTACAGTTAGTCATCCATGTTCCCATGCGAGCGCCGAGTACAGCATATACTCCGTTTTCCTCATGCATGCCAACTGTGCTCCACATACGTAGTCTATGAATATTGTGCCACCAAACACGTTCTCGAATTTCCTGTGGCGGGACCTTTTCTCCGTCAAACAAGGTCATCTTAACACCTTCTCGGAATCCTGCTCTCCATGCTTGAAACGGTGAACCTGTGATAATGCTAGTGCTGTAAACACTAGGAAAATGATGATATCCATCTTCCCAACAAAAATCTACCTGTGCTCGATCACTTGTGGAATTTTCATGTGTTTTCATATCAAGCACAAACTGCTTGTTCCAGAGTTTCAAACCACCGTTGCCATATCTCAATCCATTGACATTGTTCTGGCCGCACCAACAATAGACCTGTGTTTTTGGATTGCTCATATCAATGTCTAGATTAAAAAATCTAGGATCTACAATATTATCAGCATCAACTGTGATAAACCAATCAGTTTCCGAAAGTTCCGCTGCGGCTTTGTGTGCGTGATCCGAGCCTTTTACTCCGTGTACACGTTTGGCCCAAGGCACTTTGTTACACAGATCAGCATAATGGAGATCTGCATTAGGTTCATCGTAGCTTAAAAATACTACGTCAAATTCTATTATTTTCATTTATACTCTATCGCATATTTTTTAAATAATCTTTTAGTGTATACACTAAATCTAGGGTAATTAATATTTTTAATTGTTATTGTTTTACCTACAAGTTCGTTAATAGTTATCGAAACTACCTGTAAAATTTCATTAGGATCATTATACCCAGTAATCAAAAAATCCATAATAGTATTACCATCCCAAACTATATTTCTAGGACCTCTTTGATTTTTATATTTTTTAGTCCCACCAAATTCAGCCGACAACTGTATTTTTAAAGTTTTATCTTTTTTACTGTAAGTCAAGTACATGTCAGGATCGGTCATGTCGGTGTATCCGACAGAAATGATTCTATGTAATACGTCGTCTAATTTATTTAGAGTTTGTATTTCAGCTATTTCTAATTTTCCTGAATTAATATCTATTAGACATTTTTCAATTTGTATTTCTGCTGAAATAATACTTTGTGCCAACTCACGATCTATTGTCACTTGATTGACTTGATCAGGAAATGCATAGTTGGGCCCTACACTCAGGACCTTACCAGTCAAAGGATCAAACACTGCGACATAAGTAACTTCTGGAGGTTTATATTCAGCTAACCATTTATCAAAATCTTCTATTGTTTCCATGCTATTTCCTCTAAAATATGAATTAGCTCTCTATCAATTTTATTTTTTTCTACATAGTGAACTATATCATTTTGTTGATAATTACCTATTTTTAATTGGCCTTGTTTATTGAGATAGAAACCAACATGATCACTCCATTTGTTTGCTGGCCACGGCCAATTCTGTATCATAGGTTTCATATGCACCAGTCTCGGAAATTCTAAAGGATAGGCAATGTCATCTGCGATATCTAGTAGTTGTGCAGCTAGAGCAAATGCTTCATCTGTGCCCATGATTTTTGGTTTATAAGCTGTTAGAAAAATATTTGCAAACTCCACAGGATGCTGTATAATGTCTCTACCAAGATCAAAAAAACTATTAACTATTGTTGCATCTTTGCGGAAAAAAGTCCACATAGAATATAGATCGGGCAAATTACTAGCATCAAAAGTTTTTCTATAACTTCGATCAGTTACTATATCACCCCTGTATGTGTAGACCTTATTGGCCACATATAAGTCACAATTTTCAACGAAATAATCTATCCAATGACTGTAGTCTCTGGTAAACAACATATCGACATCTAGACAAACTGTATGTTCAAAAGGCGACAACTGATCCATCCAAGATCTGCCATTCCAAAATGTCTGCTCATCCCAAGCAATTACATGATCAAAAACCCAAGGACTATTTAATTCATTGATTTTTTCTACATCATCTATTACCAATGCTACTTTATCGTATCCTGGTTTTTGCGTATTTTTTATACTAAGAGCAAGACCATATGCCAATTGCAGATAGTCAACAGTGTCGCTATGTGATACAATAAGCAAATATCCAAAATTCATATTAACTCCAACAACTGTTGTTGATTTCTAATAATGCTCTGCTTGTTCATAATATGGATATCAACTCCGTACATAGATGCAGCACAATAATTGCTGTCTAACTTATGATCTATCAAAAATGTTAGGCGTTGATCATTTACTTCATATAAAATATCTCTATCGAGCGCAGATAAAATAGGTGGTAATGTTCCTAGATTAGATTCGACATATCCATCTAATATGTGTTTGCTCACACTAAAAGCAATGTCATTTCGAAATTGTCGATGATCGAATCTAAATACATCAGCATAGTGTCTATAGTTTTCTTTAACGTGATTAACTGTATCAAAAAATAATCGTGTATTTTGATTTTTAGTGAACATCACTGTAGTAGCCCAATATAATTTCACGCCAGTGTCTGAAACGTGCCTATCAAGATATTTCATTCTATCTTGACTGTAGATATCATTTATAGATTCGCCTATTAATAAATCACAATCGATGTTCCAGTATTTGTTGAGAGCATCAGAAAATATTAAAAAGTCACTGTCTATCAATAGGGTTCTGTCATATGGAGTAAGACTCCAGGCAGTGTCTCGATTGACATTCACAAATGGTACTGTGCTGTTGTTCTCACCATCATATAGTCGTCTTTGATTGTTAGTAATAGGGCGATCAGCTACAATGATGTTTTCAAAAACTTTTTCAGCTAGGTGAAATATCTGTGACTGTTTCATCCATGATACGGTAGAGTCGTCGGTGACTAACGAGGCTGGCATAGACAAATGTTTTTTAGCTAGACCCGCGCTGATCACTGACAGTAGAGCATAGTCAACTGCACGAGTATTATGGGCGTAGATTAGTATGCCTTGAGTCATTTATCTAATAATCTTTCTACAGATCTACTTTTTTTAATATTCTGATAATGTTCAAAGTATTCGTTGGTAACTTGAAAGTATCTATCAAATATTTGATCACGAAACACTGTCAGGTCGTCTATAAGTATGGGATTTTGGTTGATATCTAATAACACTACTGAGTGTGTTCTACCTTTGGTAATTAATATTTCTACAAAAGTTAATAGATCTCTATCTATGCGAAAAATACCTCCGTTAGTACCATAAGTAAGTTTGGCTTCTGAACGTTCTTTGAGAGTTTTTTTCTGTATAGAAAAAGTCTGTTGATAATTAGCAAAATCCAAAGCTTTGGCGAAGTGTTCTTGCATGCGGTCTCCTAGATAAACTGTGTAGTTTATTTATTAGTTAGAGTTTACTGGAGAAAATTAACTGCCGGTAACGGCGCCGACGGTCACTGTGGGGTTAGTGACTGTGAATATTGCACTGCTGGGAACCATTATACCAGTGGCAAACAACAAAGAGACTGACACTGTTAATGTGCCGTCAACTGTGTCTTCTGGAGCGATAGTACTCGGTGAATGAGGTGAAGTGGCGGGATCCACATATCCGTCGTTCCACAACACACGTATTTCTCCGGAAAGAGCAGTTCCTGTGCTATTATTGGTTACACCGCCTGTACATCTAGCTTGTAGTTGCCAATTATTTGAACCGTATGGACTAGAAGATGTG